TCCGATGGGCGATGGGTCCATACGTGGGTGCGACAGTCGGCCATCAAAACCTCAGACATGTGTCTGGAGCGCTGGCGCACTGACATCTTCTCCCTTGTAAGCGAACGTATCAAAGATGCGTCGGCGTTGGGTACCGTGTGCCACTCCGTTGCTGAGGACGCTCTGAACGCACGCAAGGATGGCGTGGCGGAAATGTCTCTTGAGGACATGAACGATGCGTTTGGCTACTACTGGGAGGAAATGGTTCCCACCATTGAGGTGTGGAATAACTACACCCCTGATAGCGCATACAGGGCGGGGTTGGGGAAGATAGCCAACTGGTATGACGAGGTGTTCCCACAGGTTGCTCCGGTGTTGGTTGAATATACGTTTGATGTGCCGCTCATCGACAACGATGAACGGCTCGTTCGCATGACTGGCACTGTTGATCTCGTGGAAGAGAACCGATTGTGGGATTGGAAGTTCCCCGGTCGGGACTACACGAGAGAACGCTGGCAGTACGAGCGTTGGGATGTGCAATCCATCGCTTACTGCTATGCGTTGGGTATCCCTAACTTCTCTTATGCGGTGATGCACCCCGATGGTGTGGGCCGTATGGACTTTGAACGTGGACAGCAGCATTTCGACTGGCTGCGTAAAAAGGTTTCGGCGCTTTGCCGACTGTTAGAAAATCAGACGGGTGCATACCCGTTGGGTGACAACGGTTGGTGGTGTTCCGAAAAATGGTGCGAAAGTTTCGCACGGTGTAAAGGCGCAACACAAGGAGGCGCATAGTTATGGCATTCAAGCCAATGAGTCCGCTAGAGCGGGCGAGTATAGAAGCACAGGTCATCCTCAAAGCAGCGGTTGAACTCGCTGTTGCCGAGGTTGGCAACGAACCCGACGGTGTAGCCGTCACAATGGCAATTGAAAATGCACGCGTTTTGGCTCAGGAACTACCAAACCTCAAGAACTCTCTCGTAAGTTCGGGAGATGTGGAGGTGGCGGTGGCTCCCAGTCAAGACGTAGTGGATGTTGTCGTAGAAGCATTCCCCGGAACGACTGAGGTCGCTTCGGATAAGCCCGTGTCCAAATATATAGACGACGAGCAATACGCTCTCGTCCATAAGATTTGGCTCGCAGAAAAGAGCGCAGGTATTGCTTACGCATCCAAGGACAGCATGTTCTTGGATAACCAAGCCATACGCAAACTCTTTCAGACTGGTACACGCGTATTCCCGACGGACTATTGGGCGGCGGTGCTACAGGGTAAGGAAATCCCCCAGACCAAGACAGGCAAGTGTGGACTGGGTGATTTCAAAATCAAGAAGAGCGTAAACGTCAGTTCTGACGGTGCGCCATTCTTGGGTGAAGGTGATGGTAACCATCCCCTTGCCAATAAGAGCGGGTACTTCGCTGGTCTGGTGAAGAACAGCCCGTTCAACTGGGGCGAACGCCCCGATCCCATAGATCCTCAGGGCTGGCTGGCAAAGGCTAATGCCTGAGGAACTGTCGTTGGAGGAAGCCATAGCGCTTGTGGCCGGGGCGGAATCGGATTCGCATTCCGCCCCGGCACCCCCCTCGCATCCTCCATCGGAAATAGAGGGAATCTCTCCCGCTGACCTGCAAAGACTGTTCACTCCTAAGAAGGAACAGGTGCGTCGTATGCGCCACGACCTTCGTTCGGGGAACGAATGGTCGTTGGGAATACGGACGTTTGATGACGCCACCTTGGGTGGCGCGCGTGGTGGTCAACTTGTAACCATCATCGGTCGATCCCACACAGGTAAGACGCTGCTGGCGTTGAACATGGTGGCTCGCAATCGCAAACATCGCACACTTTGGGTTAGCCCGGATGAAACAGAGACAATGTTTTGGGGCAGGTATACGGCTATACGCCTAGAGATTGACCAGAAAGATTGGATCGGCAGACTCATACGAGAAGAATCTACAGCGTGGGAAAGGGTGGAGCAGATCATGCGCGATGAAACCAACCTCCACTTTGAATCCACGGGTATGACCGTAGACGATATTGACAAGGCTATGCGCATAGCAGCAGTCGAACTCTGGGACGGTCAACGTCCAGAGGTAATCGTCTACGACTACCTAGAACTGATTCGGGGCGGAGGTGCTGGTGATGCAGCCAGCGTTCAAGCCAAAATCGAATCGTTCAAGCAGTTGGTATCTGATTGGCGTGTCGTAGGCGTGATACTTCACCAGTCCGGGCGCGGTTCAGGGAACCGTGGGCGTGCTGGTGGCATAGAGGCAGGCCGATATGCGTCCACTAGTGAAAGCCATTTTCTCATTGAAACATGGCGCAGATGGGACGATACTAACCTTGAGGAAGATACTCGTAGGCACTATGAAGATGAACTCAGCGTTGGATTGTGGAAGAATAAATCAGGTGATGGCGAAAAGGCGGAAGTCAACCTTACGATCCACACAAGTGGAAGGCTCTTAGAGCCGGGCATCACATGGGAACAGTTGCAGATAGATGATGAATGACAACACGCTTATCTCATTCCGTGATCTATTTCTAGGTTTCCCCTTTGCCTATGGCACCGACGAAGGCGGTTGCCGATGGGCAGACGTTGACACCATGTGGGAGAAGCACCTTTCAGGTGAAGAGATGATTGGGATTTACCCAATGGTCTACGATCCCCTCTTTACGCGCGGTGGTCCCGACTCGTGGACAGAGGGGCCGGACAATAATCGCCATTATGTAGAAATGGAGCCTGACCTATGGATGTGCAAGTGGGGGTCCGTTGACATAGACGAGGGCGATGACTCACTTGTCATTGCTCGTAACACTCAGAAAATCCTGCAAGCAATAGACATTGTGGCGTGGCCTGAACGATCACGTAGCAAGGGCTACCACCTGTGGATCTTCAATGAAGAGTGGGCACGGGCGTCGGTTATCCGACGCGCCTTGAAAGCAGCGTTGGATTTGGCGGGCGCAGAATACGATGCCGTCTATCCCAAACAGGATTCTTTGGCGGGACCACCCGGCAATTATATGCGACTGCCGTACGGGGGGAACCGACTCAAGAACAGACAAGAAATACTTGACGGAGATGAAACGATTCCCTACGTGGGAGAGTTTGTTACTCTCGCTGAAGCAGACAAAACGCCTACGTCGGCCCTGACACGCGCTGCTTCGCTATACGAAGATCCCGTGCCGGTAGTGCCCGACCTGCCTCCGAAAAGGGACTACAGCAAAGAACCCCTTATGAGTGTGGATGGCTCTCGTCTGCGAGGGCTATCCTCTGAGATGTTCAACAATGGACCAGTCCCCTATTACAAGGGCCACGGTGCAGGTAAGGGCAGACACGGGTTCCTGAATAGGTTCGCCCGTTCAATGTTTGAATCGGGCTACACTCATGTTGATGTTATTTCATGGACCAAGGATCTGGATTCGCGCTTAGGACAATGGTGGGATGACGGTCCAAAATTTGCAGGACGGCATGACTGTGAAAGACAAATCGAACGCCTCGTCAAAGACGCCCAGCAACGGGCAACCCGATGAGTTCTCATTCGTCGTACCGGAGCGTCCCGTTCCTAAGGGTCGCCCGCGCATGTCGCGCAAGGGTCGCGTGTACACGCCTAAAGAAACCGTTCTGGCTGAGAAATCTTACATCGCTGCGGTGGGGGAAAACCCTCCGTCGTTCGATGGGCCAGTACGGGTGGAGGTGATGTTTTGCCAAGAGGGTACTTTCGTTACCGTTCGTTCTCTGAAAGAATGGAGCACACCCCTACGAGGGGATCTGGACAACTACATCAAACTTTGCCTAGACGGATGCCAACGGGCGGGACTGTTCCCGAACGACCGGTTAGTAGTTCAACTGGAAGCGACCAAAGAATGATCCTTGTAGAATTAGAGTCATGGGAATACGAGTGGGCATTGCATGTAGGCGCTCGTCGGTACATAGAGAATTGGGGCAAACGTGACGCTCCCCACTACGACAAGAAACGCATGGAGGACGACCGCACCGCGCAAGCAGCCGCTTGCGTGGGAGAACTAGCGGTCGCTAAACTCACCAATCAGTATTGGTCGGGTCACGTATGGAAAGCCGATCAACACAAGGACCATCGTGGTAAGCCTGATGTGGGAACCAACATCGAAGTTAGGCGCGTACGTACCAGTACCAGTGCTGCTGTGCGCCGGAGGCAATTAGAAAAGGGTTTGATCCTGTTCGTGGTCAAACCTGTAGCGCCAGAGTTTCGGGCTGTGGAAATCCTTGGATGGATCGACCACGACGAAGCGTGGGAGAAAGGCGAACCATCCGGTTACGATCCAGAAGGCACACGCGTAATCGCAGAGGATTTTCTGAACCCTCCAATAATGTATACTGGTGGAGATGGCGAAGAAGGAGTTTCCGTTTGATCCCTTGCGACTGGCTTCCTCAAGAAGTCGGACCAAGAACCAACTGGTACGAGAACTATCCCAAGCAGAAACACGGAGTGCGCCCGACACGCTTTTTCAGGCACTCCAACAGACTGCTCCGCACGGCGAACCACGTATTTCTAAACAGGAACGTGCTGACCTACAAGAAGTTGTCCTTGATGCCCTTGAAACGCTTGAACCGTGGGAGCATTGGCTTCTAAACGCTTTACTCTTTGAGCGCATGAGTCTACGCCAAGTTGAATATGTGTTGGGAATACCCAAGACTACGGTCGCCCGAAAGCGCGACCGAATATTAGAGAAACTGAAACACGAACTGTCTATTCATCCACTCGTACAAGAGTATTTGAATGATAATAAACCCAGAGATTAGTTCTCTTTTGTTTCCCCTATGGCTTCCACAGAGTTCATTATTAGTCCGGTAACAGTGGAGAATACATGGTTGTGAAGAGGACTATTTTCAAAGTCACTCATCATGTTTTCAACAGCAAAAGCCATCGCATGTTCGTAGGGTAATACAACTAAAACACCAAGACTATCTTCATGCCATTTGGCATGATTTGAGTCTGTTATGTCTAGCAAATGTGACGTTTCTTTTATTTCTTCGTAGATTTCAGTTGCCATATACCCGTACTCGTCCGCCCATTTGTCGAACGCTGCGTTTGTGGCCTCTTCATCCATTACGCAATCTTACCCATTGCGTAAGTTTTGACAACCGACAGGGCTGCGGCTACACCGGCAATCGCTGCCACCCGCAGAGTGCTTAGATTGTCTATGGCAAAAATTGCAAGAAAACTCTGAGCAAACGTCCACGCTGCTCTTTCCAACATGTCTTTCATACTGTCCACAATACCTTCCATGTATCATCGTCAATGATCCCATTGACCTTGATTGCGTAATTTGATTGAAATCGCTTACAGGCGGCTATTGACTTACTTCCGTAAATGCCATCCACCTTCAGACCGGCTCCTGTTCGGTCGTTCAATCGCCCCTGAGCAAGTGCTACCCACTTGCCCGTGGAACGTCGTCTTATAGGAAGGGCTTCTTGTCCCCCCTCAATGATAAAGCGTAGAATCGCGTCCCAATCAATAGCAACATTAGTAGTTGGGTTCGCCTGAAGGGGGGTTCCCTCTGCAACCCATTCGCTTAGAGTTCCGCCGGGGCAAGAGGTTGAAGAAAAATCCTTATGGCACTTGACCCAAAGGTGATCGCCGTATTTTTCCCTGATGGCCCCGACGACGACAAGCATAGTTTCCTTGCCGCGATTTGTGAACCGCTGATCAGAGTCTCCGATCAGCGCAACTGAAATGGTTTTAGAGTTCCATCCTCGCGTGGCTGCACCACGATGCCAGCCACGCCCCTCAAAGATTTCTCCCGTTTCGTCAGATACCAACCAATTGTAGGCGATGGAATCCCATCCCTTTGTGTTGACATGATACCTGTCGTATCCTCTCACACGGTTCCACGGGTCGTGTGACGGCCCCGTGGAGTGATGAACGACAATTCCCTGTACTTTACGCCAGAAGCCCTTCAGGGGCTTCCCAGAGTCAATAGCGCCCCATTGCTCGCGTGTTACATAGTCCATACTCTAAGGATAGTTTGTCCCTAGCGGAGTGTCGCGCTTCTCAACGAACGCTTCCTTTGCTCCTCTTCGCGTCCCTCGTACATGCGTCGAATTATTTCCATCTCCTGCTCATACTTGGTGTTGGTTCTCAATCCAACACCCGTCAGCCACGAAACCCAGTTACTCACCGCCCGCTCCTGATAACGAGTCTCATCAGGGAACAATCTGCGCAAATCAGTAAACGTCGGCAACAACTGCGCCATAGCGTGCAAGGTATAATCCTGCATCGCCCACTCGTCCTCCGCTGTCTTACCAGCCGCACCCACCTTCTCAAGCAACGGCATCAAACCCGGAATTACCGTATACGCACGCGGCACAACCTCAAAGCGACCGTCAAAGTTATACCCCTTCCAAAGATTCTGCTTCGCTTTCCACTCATACGGTGCCTTGATAAGCGGTGTGATCTGTGTACCAATCGAACCCAACGCAATCTCAACACGCTGCATGATCCCAAGATCGGGGTCCATCGCCAACGCCGGATCAAGCAGTTCCATCGGGGCCTTGAATGGCAAGTCAGGCGTAAGGAACATGTCCTCACCCTCGTACTTGAATGGCAACTGAATGGCACCCTGACGAATCATCCACTTCGGAATAATCCCCGGAGGTCCATCCGTCTGAAGTTCAATCTCTTTCTTCAAACTCATATACCGATTGAACACCTCCGGCCTACGAACAAACTGCTCCATCATCAACGGCAGATTCTTACGAGTCCACGTATAGAACGGAACCACCCGCTTCACGACGTTCCGTTCAAAGTCCGACAGATCGTCATAATCGAAATGAAACTTCATAATGTCATCAAACGCATCCGACGCATTGCCACCCTTGAGTAGCGTGTCAAACCCCAACGACCCACGCACAAAAGTCTCAGTAGCCATACCAAATTGCTTCGACAACCGCAACGGAAGGTTACGAGTATTCGCAGGATTTATCGCATCAACAACCGTTCCTATTCTTTTCGCCACCTTCTTCGACAATGGGCCTTTCCCCGGAACGAACTTGTGAATGTTGCTCGCTATAGCCCCTCTACCCCCCTGCTCCACGAACTCCGTAGCAACCTGACCCATTCCACTACCCAACGCACCACTCTCAGCCAACGTGCGAATGTATTGCACATGCTCAGGATTCACGTTGTCAGGATCAATCAACCGGCCACGCATAGCCTGACGCATCGACTTCGCCCGCGATGTCAAACCCATTGCCGTGGCCTGTTCCTCCTGATACTTCCAATAAGCACGCATAAACCGACGGTAACTAGACCAGTTCATGCCAGACAAATGATTCATAAACACAGCCGACATGAAGTTTCTGCCATGAAACCCCGGCTTGGCAATCATGTATGCGCGTAACAAGTTGTGAAGTTTGTCGTACTTCTTCCAGAACCCAGCCGCACCCCCACGAGCAACAAACCGTTCAGTGGCAAGCATCGACTCAACCAAAGTCGCATTGCCCTGCAACTGACCGAATGGTTTCATCCCAGATCGGAACACATACTCCAAAACATCTTCCCGCTGACCAATCTTATGGATGTCGCGCGTTCCTTCAGGCAACTGCGACACCAACTCCACCCAGTCCTTGGCACCTTCATCAAACTCGTCCATAGCAAACTTCAACATTGCTTGGTCGTTCTCAACGAGAGCGCCTACAGCAAGGCGAAGATCAACCAACTCGTCAGGAATGTTCTCCAACGGAACCGAACCCGGCGCACCCATACGCCCCAATACGTCAATGGCGCGATTCATTTGAACGGTTTTCTGCGTAATGGCGGTGTTAGCCATCCACTCTTCGATGTCTAACGCGCTTAGTTCCAGAGAAGCCTCGCTCCGTGCCGTTTCCGTCGCGTTGCGAAGCGCTACGGCTTCCTCAAGGGCAGTAGCACTGTCATCGTACAACTGCTTAGAAGTGGTCATGTCAGCCATGACCTGAACGCGACGTTCAACAAGTGTCTGCAAAATATCTGGGTCGGGGGCACCGTTATCTACCAGCCCACCGGGACCAGCGAGTACGTCCGCTTCCCACCATTCCATGAATGGCAATGATTCTATGAACTTGGTTTCCCCGCCAAGAGCCTGTTTTGTGCCACGCATCTGTGGGGAAGCACCAGCACCCAAGTTCGGATCAAAGATAACGCTATCGGTTTTGGGTGCATCGACCATCTCGTCCAACCATGTGAAAAAATCGCCTTCGGTCAGTCCCCATACTTCCGGTTCACGCGCCAATACTTCGGCCGGGGCACCATAATCCTGCGCTATAGATGCCCAATATGGGTGCTCTTTGAGCGGAGGCCAAGCAGAAAACAACTCATCGCTGATTTCTTCTGGGGTTTTAGTGTCACCAAGCCCCTTCATCTTGGATTCCCATTCATCCATTGCTGTAATGGGCACATCATCCGCAGTCATACCGACTATTTCAAGCGGATCAGTTGGCGGCAGCAGATCCTTGTCAGCGATTCGCACATCTTCAGGTCTTAGCGGTACACCGTGCTCCGCTCCTGCCAAACGAGAAATGTTTCTATGTGTCATGGCGACATCGGCTGACCGAAGGGCCAGCGGATTGGTCGCCAAGAAATTGGGCATGGTGATGGCACCTGCTCCAGAGGACAGGTAGGCACCCTCATTGTTCAGCCACATGGTGGCGTGATAACCGTCGGCAGACAGAGAGTTCTGATACTTATGGAAGAACTGATTCAGATACCAACCGGCCAATGTCTGCTCATCGCCCGGATCAATGGCGTTGGGACCGAGAAATGTTTCTACATGAGAAGGAAAAACTTGGCCGGAGGGTCCTTTAGGTTTCGATGTTTTGCTGAGTTGGTCGGCTGCGGTGGATTGTGCCGCCAGACCACCACCCGGCCCGCGCCGCCATTCACCATGCAAAACATAATCGAAATCGTTACCCCATTTGTGGATTCGGTATTGTTCTTCTGCTACGCCTGATGCCCAATTAGTGTTGATGGCAGGGTCCACATCAGCAAGAAACGCTGAATACCCGTCAGCCAACTTCGAAGGATTGTCCACAACCGACAACACATCTAAACCATGAGCCTCAGGATCATTGAGCCACAGCACGAACTTCAAACGATCCTCAAAGGACGAAGCCGCTAGTTTCCCGGCCAATACAGACCGGGATGCTTCATTCAAATTCCACGCATTTACGTCCGTTGGCACCGGAATATGGCGCAGGTCGTCAGCGGCCTTGATAATGTGAATTGTTCCCATTTGCGAGTCACTCAGGGCCGGTACGTGACTTGTTTCCGCTATCCGCAAGAACTGGCGAAGAAAGTCGGGATCGGCCTCTGCGACACGAGACACCTGATCCAACAGAATCGACCCAACAGGCGTCACTCCACTGTGTTCATCTACAAATTCCTCCCCAATCTCTTTGGATATTTTCGCAATCTCATCTGGATCTGACATTTTAGACATCTCTAAAACCAACTCAGCGGCACGAACCTCATCGGCGTTTGAAGCCAGATTGTAAATTTTGATGCCTTTGGCACCAGTAGGCAGATCCAACAACATGTTGTACCCGTAATCTTGCCCCCAACCGCCGTAGTACATGTTGCCGGGACTCATGTTCAGAAATGTCTTATCCCCCCAACCCACTTCATTACTAGCACCAAACCTTGTTGACAAAATCAACGGAGGATCTTGAGCCGTCAAATGAAACAGACGCATCTCCGTTCCCTGTTTCACAGCCTTCTCAACAACTTCTTCGGAGAAACCACGCGCAGCCAACGCTGCTTTCACCATCTCATCGCTGCCCGCAGCAGCGAATTCTTGCCCGTATGCGTTTGCCATTGCTTCTAAACGAACTTCAAAGAACTCAACGAACTTTGTCAAATCATCCTGTGCGTCCACGGGTGTAGGCATCATCCGGCGAACAAAGTTCTCCATACCCCCAGCCTTTAGACGCATGTCCAAAAGTTCACGAACCTGATTCTTCATCATCTCGTCAACATTTTCTGCGCCTGCCTCAATAAGTGGTGCATACCATTCGTTTATTGAGGAGTCCAACATGCCGCCCTGAGGACTCATGTCGGACATTGCCTCCGGCAGCCACGCTTTCCCCGTAATGGGATTTATCGCATCTGCCTTTGCGCTTCCCATGGCCCGATAAAAGAAACTAGAACCCTGATCTATGCGTACCAAACCCTCTGAAGCCGATACGCCGATATTGTCGAACCCCATTCCCACAACATCCCAATTAGCCAACAGCATGTCAGCAGCCATACCGCGCGTCAGCGCATTAGCAACAGTCTGAGACACAGCACCAGCAGGCACCGAACCGGCATCGGCCAACGACCGTATGCCCGTGGCGGGATCTGTAACGATAACGGCTGTAAACGGATCTAAACCAGATCCACTGGGACCACCCAGAACAGTCATATCGTCTATCCACGGAGCGATATGCCACAAAGATCCATCTTTGAGAGATCGTGACGCATACGAGGCTGGGGCAGCAATACCCAATTCACGATAGACCGCATTCGCCAGCACTTCGCTGGTGATGCGGTCACGACCAGTACCCGGCGGCATCTCCCAGCCGTCGGCTGTTTCGTCCCCGTATTGTTTCACATAGTATTCTTTACCATTGATCTCATAACGTCCACCGGGATTACTCCCAAGTTGTCCTGACGGATGCATCGTGCCGTCAAGAATCTCGTCAATGCTGAGGCGCACAGCATCAGCAGGAGACTGCATCGTTGCTTGAAACTGCTCCGTATGTTTGTATATTTGCTCCATCTGGACATAATCAGCAACACCCATGTGGCGTTCCTGACCATGAGCATCAACAATTCGCAACCGAACTTTCTGGCCGCTGGCTTCAGCGGCGGCTGTTATGTCCACGATATTCTGCTTCACACCGTCGATACTGCCGTACAATGTGTCAGAAATTTGAGAAATGATTCCTTCCAAATCATTTCCATTATCAATAAACGCAGATACCGGCCGACTGGCCCCCGCATAATAGGTGGCTAATGCTGTACGTAGTTCAGGGCTATCTGCGGCTACTTGCTGCAAAGATGTTGTCGGACCAAATTCCTTGGACAATTCATCTGAAACTCTCAGAATCTCTGCCTGTGCTGCCGTTACCTGATCCGGGGTGGGTAAAGGAGCGCCCCCATTAGGGGCCAGAACATCTGGTGCAAGTTCTGCATACTGGTTGATTACCTGCTGCATTTCATCTACTTCTGTGCGGATACGCTTCAACGCAAAACCTATTTTGGCAACCTCGTTATCCGCCGAACGCATGATGTCAAGGTCACGTTCAACCCCAAGCCAAACACCGACACCATTTGCGTCTGACTGTTGTAGAACCCCGTCCATATCCATGAACAATTGTTCCATCTCTATCGTTTTACCCTCAGGCGTCTGATACACGTAAGCACGCGTCCCATCAGGACTGTCAAAACCGGTTATCGAATCGGGAAGATTCCCGGCCTGCTCTTCCGCCAAAAGGTTTGCGTTCAAATCGTCAGTACGCAACCCACGTAGCAAATCATCAGAATAGAACGCATCAAACGCATCGCCCGTACCGAAAATCCTGCCAACAGCACGCTCAAGATGCATGAGTTGAACAGTGCTAGAAGTCAAAGTCTCATATGCGAATCTCAAAGTAGGAGCATCGACTGCCAACTCAGCAGCCGCATTCATCAACACAAGCCGCTCCCTCTCCAACGCCACCAATTTCGGTCCCACTGGAGTACCACTGATCTGCTGGTCAAGTACCTCCATCTGCGTTGTCAATTCCTCAAACTGCTTACGATTCGCGTCGTAGTCAAGGTTGCGGTGTGTGTTCTCTTCTATCAAGCGACCCTGCCGCTTGTCCAAAACCTTTATCTCGGCTTCCTTCTGCCGAACAATTTCTTCCAACTTCTCTCGTTGACGAACATGCAGAGCCTCATCAGCAGCGTTGAGAACGTCATCGTCTACTGCGTTTAGATGCCGCAGCAGCGTTCCCTGTGCGCCCACATATGCTTCCTGAGCAGCCCTGAGTTTTGCACCAGTCTCAATTGCGGCTGCCGTAGGCATCCGCACGTATTCGGCCATACGATCTATAAGAATGCCCTCGTTGAACAAAAGGCTTTCAGTGTAAACCTCGCCTACACGGTGAGATACCTGATCTATATAGCCCTTCAGGGCCATCTCAATGTCGTTGGTGAACAACTGATAGTTGCCACCAGCAGCCTCAATCGCTTCAGCGATCTGATCTTCCACTGATCCAGCGATCATTTCCTTACCAGTAGTGGGATCAACAATCCCCATTTTGGAACCGGGATCAAGTAGTTCGGTTCCGAAGAACTCGTAGGTTCGACCTTCTCCACCCGGAGGTCCGCGACGGATTATCTCTTCTGCGGCTTCCGTACTAATGCCATCTTTTGCTGCCAGCGCAGCAACCTCATTATCAAACTGTTGCTTACTGATGTAGTTACGGGTGAGTTCAGGGCCACCCGGCTCTCCCATGCGCCGACCGTGCAACCGCTCGCTGAACTTGCCAGTCTCCCTCATTTTTTCCTTCAGCGCTGCATGGGCCTCAGGTGTAAGTTGTCGTGGCACATAGTTGTCGGCTTTCCCGATGTGACCCCCCAAACGGGCACCAGCATTATTGGCAATGACACGCATACTCTCCATCGTGTCCATGCCCTGCTCCCACAAACCCGGAGCCATCGCCTCCAAACTAATTTGCGAAGCCTCATTGCCTCCCATAGCGCTATAAACAAGTTCATTTGTGACATCAGCATTACCGGCACGAGCGACGTTTACCTCGTCCATAAACGAACCGGCCATCCGCGACATTTCAACCTTCGCAAATCGTGCCTTATTGCGACCACGCGCCATCGCGTGAATCACACGCTTTCCCTGTTGGATGAACACGCCATCACTTGAAGTTTTGATAGCGGTTTTCAGATCGCCCATGCGACCACTCAACTCCCACCCCTTAGGAAGTTTCTTCCCAGCCAACCGCCACAAACCCCCGCGCCTCAAAGCATCAGGGATTTTCTTGACGCCAGCCGCCTGAGCGGCCTGACGCAAAATACCGTTGCGCACTCCCTGCGGAATGCCCGTCACCAACTTGCCGATGATCGGCGTTTCGGAAGTCATCAACTGCAACCCAATAGGAATCTGCGCCCCCGAAGCACCCGTCTTACGGATTACCTTTTCGATCATTGGAGCAATCCTGAGTTTGCGCCCGATAGGTCCAGTACCCGGCACCTTTATACCAAAGCCCAACTTCATGTTGGCCGCATCCTCAGCGGATAACCACCCGACATTGCGACGCCCGGTTAGCGGTCCTCGCTGTCCTACCGGGGCACCGCTCCGCATCCTCGCCTTGTATGCGTCCATATCTACAACGCTGCGACCGCCACGCTTATAAAATTCGCTGACGGTCTGATCGACGGTTTCAGCCAAACCAAATTCGTCAACCTGTTCACGCAAACCCCTGCCCAATTCGTCAACAAACTCATCTGCACCATGCCTGAGGTTTCGGTCCAAACCACTATCAGCAAACATTCTCGCCGCAAAGCGAAGATCATCACCCGACACAGCAGTTGCGCCAAAGTTGCCAGCCCTACCGCCGATGTCCATAAGCCTTTCAAAGTTCAACACTTCATCGTTGGTGAACCGAATGGTTTGCTTGGGTAGCCCTGAAACCCCCCTGCTCCACTCCCAGCCGTCTTTCCCAAGATCTTTGAGGCTCGTCTTGCCGCCGTTTACAACCTTTTGCGCCAAATCGGCAGACAACGCCTCCCATTCTCCGCTCCTCATTCCCTTCCCGAAGGCGCTCATAATGTCATCACCCTTGGTGCGCAACTGAGTCAATACACTCTTGCGAACCAATTCACGAGTCGCCGCCTTGGCACCCCCCCTAGCAAGTACCGAACCGAAAGCAACACCCTTACCCACCAATCCCAAATAGGACAATGGATCAAGAGCAACATCCCCTATAAATCCCAACGCGGCAGCACCAAACTTCTGCCATCCGCTATCACGATCTTGTAGAACATCATAGTCGTGTAACAGACGACCAAACGTATAGTTGTCGTTGTACTGCTTTTTGAAGTCACCCCAACTGGCTTCGTCGCCAGTAAAGACATCAATGGTTTCCTTCAAAGCAGACGTAGTGAACGCCAAAGGCTTCTGAATAGCGTTCAGAAAGCCGCCTACAGGCCCGGTGGTAATGGCATCCAAATACCACGGGGTATTGTCCTTGATGTATTTTTGTTGTGCCCAGCCCTGCGTTATCTGGGAAACGGGACGCCCCACTGTTCCCGGTGTGGTGCGACCCAGAGAGGCTGCATCTACATTTAGAATGTTCGCTAGTCGCTCCTGCGGACTAGGAATACCCGTGGGCCGAACTGGTGCTACCGGTGCAGAAGCAACTTGCGGTCGTTTGATTTCCGGCTTGGGAAGATCAGCCGTATTTCCTACGCCAGCGATTGCGTCGTATGCGACGCGTCGGTGGGCTTCGGGATTGAAAGTAACCACAAGATACTAATTCCGTGGTCCGCCACCGGGGATCTTTCCGACCCGAGTGGACGGACCGGCGGCTGCCGCAGCCGCAAGTCGCTGACGTTCCTTTTCTTCCCAAATTCGCTGTTCATCGGGACCGCGATCATAGTCAGTTCCCAATCGCTCTGCACTTACCTTCGTACCATCACGAAGGCCCGTTTCACTAAGCAATAGATCGGCTTGGCTAAATCCTCCTGCACCAATACTTATCTTATCCAAAGCCAATGTTGCCTGCGCCAGATTAGAAGCCTGAAGCGCAGCATCGGCAGCCTGCAACTCAGCAAGGAACAAATTGATCTTCTGAATATCATTTGCATCCATTGCCCGCTTACCCGATCTGTCCATTTCAGAAAGCGAACCCAAATACGCTTCTTGCTCTGTAACAGACATTCCAACCATATGTTCAGCATGAAGAATATGGTCGCTGTTTTCCTCTCCGTATCTGCCAATCATATTTGCGTAAGTACCCGGCTGCCAACGCTTACCCTGTGTGTCCTCAGCAGCCACCTTGTCCTTGTACATTTGAGTCTTTGCTGCCTCTGGCAGCGCATCCCATAACGCTGCACCTTCTGCCGTCGGGTTACCATCGGCATCTTTGATGCCCATGAAATGAGCAGCAGCCGAAGCAGAACCCTGCGAAATCGCTGTTGCGGCATTTGTTTCCGCCGTCTGTTGCGAGAGTCGCACCTTCGCTTCATACGTCTGCGCTTCACTAATCTGCTGCTGAGAACGGTCGAATGCCTTCGTTGCCGCAGCCCTTTGATTGAATGCCGCTGTATTGGCAGCATATGTCTGGGCGGCACGATCCAATGCACGTTCTCCCGACGACCGTTCAAACGCCGTCTTAGCAGCGGCCTTTGAACGAGCATACGCCATTGTGGCAGCATCCTGTTGAGCGGTACGATCCAATGCACGCTCACCAGTCTGATAGATCTGGCCCGCTTCACGTTCACCAGTGCCATAAAGTTGGCTTGCCAATCGCTCATCAGCACGCCAATCCTGCGCACCGATACGCTCGCCAGTCTGGAACTGCTGACCCTCAATGCGTTCGCCACGGCCATAATCCATCTGCTGCTGGCGCTCTGTTTCACGAGTCAAGAAGTCCTCGCGGCGACCAACATCACCAAGCAACGCATTTACCATGTCCTCGTCACGACGCGTATTGAAATCTTCCTGACGCATCGACTCGTCCATCAAACGCTGAGTCTGCTCCTGATCCAATCCTTGGAACATGCGGAAAGCCTCATCGCCCAAAGCCAACTTGGATTCTGCCGCCAACTGCCCCGGCGCTGCGCCACGTTCGGCAGCAGCCATATTCGCCACCTGAGCAAGACGCGACATCGCATCCTGCGACGACGCGGCTTGCGAACCACCCAAACCACCAACCAACTGAGCAACCTGCTCAAATTCATCGGTAACCTGCGGACCCAATGCCTCTCGTGCCGTGGTCAAACGATCCTGAATACCAGTTGTCAAACCACTTGTACGACCCGTAACGGCGTCGATCAAAGCCTGCTGTTGAGCCAACCGATCAGTTTCAAGAGCACCAATGTCAGTACCCAATTGTCTTTCAATGTCACTAATTTGACCCATGCGACGCGCTTCGGAAGCAGTCAAATTGCTTTGACGTTCAGCAATCATGTTTCTGATTTGCTGACTGAAATCTTGTGTGGTGCGTTCCGCCATCAAATCACGGATGTCTTGTTCCAAATCCGCAGGACGACGGTAATCCTCTAGGTTTAGAGCGGACGCATACGGGTCAACAAGAGGAGGCGGACCAGCAGGTGCAGGTGCAGGTGCAGGTGCAGGTGCAGGTGCAGGTGCGGGCGCAGGTGCGGGCGCGGGCGCGGGTGCGGGAGGAGGAAGAACCACCCCGCCGTCCCCGTCGCCACCCGGAGGAACAACCACCACCGGGTTATCCTCGCCACCCGGAGGACCAGCAGGTGGAGGAACAGTAGATGGTGTGTATTTATCTAGTATCGCTTGAACCTCACCGGCATTTGGAACGTAAGCGTTCCCAAAACCCGCAGCATCTTCCGCGATGTTTTGCTGCATGGCAGCCAGTTTCAACTCAGTTTCCGTGGGCTGAGGCCCAGCGTTCAACAAGGCATACAGGTCGCTATTTGCAACAGCACCCAGACCAAGACCAGCACCCAAACCGGGACTTACAGCAGGCGTAGCACGATTCTGGGCTACTCTGATTTCTTTCTGTGTGGGCTGAGGTCCAGCGTTCAACAGAGCCGCAAGCGCGGCCTGTTGTGCCGCAGCCGCAGCGGCGGCTGTATTCTGTTGTGCCGCAGCCGCAGCGGCGGCTGTATTCTGATTGGTCAAAGAAGAGGCAGGTTGTGTCGTGGTGCCGGGACCCGGAAATGAACCACCCATATCAAAGGTGCCGGGACCCGGAAATGAACCACCCATATCAAAGGTGTTCCCTGAAGGTGCCGAATAATAACGGCCGTGGCGACTGGGATCGGTAGCCACCGCAGCAATGTTTGCGATAGCATCCTCCATCCTCACAGTGGATGCTGACGGAGGAGATTCAATTTCTCCACGAGGACGCTGACTTGGTGGTATTCCCCTCCCCTTGAGGTTTCCAGAAATAGGGATACTACCCATTATGGCACCACGCCTTGCAACGTCTGAGCAACCGCAAATCTGCGCATAGCATTAGCGATCTGGTCGTCAACCAGACCGCCATAAAGATTCTCTTCCAACAAATTACGCTGCTTATCCAATTGGCGTCGCGCCGCTTCTGCCGAAGCCTGAACCCCGTAACGGCCCATTTCAGCCTCACCGGCGGCTACCTCCCTGCCCCGGCGGAACTGGCCCGAATCCAACATACCGCGCCTATTGAAAGCACCCGGCAGCGCACGCGCCGCCTTCTTTATCTGCTGATTAGTACGAAACATATTTGTTGTCTGTTCACGGCCAAGCCGCTCAGATGCCCGCTGAATATCATCAAGGCCATAGCCGTACTCTTGAGTGCGACGCCCCATTGACCCCCGGCGTTCCGAATAATCAGAATAGGCCATTAGGCCCAAAGACCCGGCATGTTCGACACCAAAACCTTCTTAGTGGCACTTCCATCCGTGTCGTAGATCACGACATAATCGCCCGTAGCAACGGTTGCGCCAAGAGCGGTCAGATTGCTCGCATCTACAGTAAGTCCAATCGCTCCACCTGTCCCTCCGCCAGCCAAACCGCTGTTCGCCGCAGTCGTGACAGCAGTAATATCTCCGGTAGGAACCTGATCTATTCTCTGAGTAACCCTTGAAGGCATAGTCGCTCCTAACCGAAGTAAGTGACATCAATAGTGCTGTCAGACGACACCCGAATAAACTTCACATCGGACAAATCATCCTTGTACAAATCCAGCACACTGTAAGGATTCAAATAATGCCCCACACTCGCCGTAGGCGTACCCCAACGAACCCTGATGGGTTCCGCACCATTGGTAATCATCGCTGCTACGGCTCCAGTTGCAGCAGTAATACCAATGGCGGTATTGGATACCGCCACCTGTTCATCACCAACTGCTGACCCGTACTCTGCTGCTGATCTCCTAATACCCATGTTTCTCCTACGGCTCCAAAGCCGCAACCCGTGCTTCTAGGTCGGCTAATTTCTTTGCGATCTTACGTAATTCGTATTCAATAGAACGGGCATTCTGTCCCAATATTTTGTGTGTCGGCTTATAGATAACAGCCATTACGCCGCACTCTGTTCCGCGTGCCACTCCAAATGACGATGCTGCCATTCGCGTACAGAGCGGACATCTTTGCTGATTCCAGATATGTCAGTGCCGATAGCGTCAAGGCGAACCTGATTCGCTGCGTGCTGCGCCGTGTTCTCACGGCGATATTTGGATGCGGCCACCGCAAAGACGCCGCTTATAAGAGCGGCGGATACCAGCCCTGCGAAGCCGATCCATTCCATCAGGAGCAACCGCTCGTTTCACCGCACATGGGGCACACCAGACATGAGCCTGCGCGTTGCATGGGCGCTGCACAAAAAGGGCACGCCGTACCACCTGTTTGTATGGTGCAGGCGGGGGCGGGGGTTTCTAACACAGTTTCGGTCATTCGGTGACCTCCACCCATGAGGTCGTCGCCTCGTCCCATCGGTACACATCGTCGGGGTCGCCGTCGTCGCTGGGGTCGCTGGGGTACGGGGTCGGGGGCTGCCAGACATAGTTTTCGTCCAACGACCACGACCCGAAGAACTGCGGCGTAGCAAAGCCTGTGCCGTCCCATGTGTAGCCTGTGCCTGCGTAGTTCATGTGGAGCGGGGTGCCCCCGTCAGGTTCCCCATCAGACCCGTAGTGGACGTTGCCGTAGGTGTTGTAGGAGGTCTGTATCCAAGTCCCACCGAGGCCAAGATCGTCGGCTAGGAACTCCTGCCCACGATGCTCGTTGTCGTTACCTACGACCAGCACCCGTAGAACGATGTTGTTGGCGTCTATTTCGGCGAAGTGCGCCATCAGACAGGCCACCTGATTACTACAGCCCCGCTG